CGGAAGATTCTCTGGGAGCATTCGAACCGGCTCCGCATCTCGCGCTTCGATGTTGAAGATCCGGCGGTCTCGGAGTTTCTCTACGATACGTGGGTAAAGAATCAGCTCCCGGATCTGTTCGCGGATAGCACCTTCGGGACGCTCCGGGACGGGAATCACGCTATCTCGCTCGGATGGATTCCGAACGAAGACGCGGACGATGCCTACGGCGGGCGGGTACTTCTTACTCGCGAGCGCTGGTGGGACGGGACCGAAGGTATGTTCGTTATGTACGGCGATACCGGGCAGCCCGTGTACGCCGTGAAAGAGTGGCTTCCGCTAGAGAAGAACGCTCGCAAGCGGCGGACTATCTACTTCCCCGGCGAGATTCGAAGGTACGTCTTTGACACGGGCGGATGGACACCGTTCTCGCTTCCCGGAGATGAGCTCTTCGCGGCGCGGAATCCCGTTACCGGACAGCCGGAGCGGGGCGTTATTCCGTGGGTGAAAGCGGACGGGACGCCTATGGGGATTCCGGTCGTACACCTTCCGAACGGTTCGGATGATGACACGCCGTACGGCGCGAGCTTGCTAGACGGCGGAGCGCTCGCTTTCCAAGACCAGATAAACGCAATCCAGCACGATATCACCGCGGCGGCGATGATGAACGGGAGCCCGCAGACGTTCTCGAAGGGCTTCGCGTTGCCGATTGACTCCGTAACGAATGAGAAGATAAAGGTCCGAACCGGTCCGGGTATGCACCACCACATGGATGAGCCTACGGGCGAGTTCGGGACGGTAGAGCCGGGAGACCTTTCGCAGCTCGGAACGGCGTACGACGTGAAGCTCTCGGCGCTCTGCCGGATGACGAATACGCCTATGCACGTAATCACCGGGGACTGGCCTTCGGGCGAGGCTATCTTTCGGGCAGAGATGCCGCTCGTCCAGAGTGTCCGCAAGCTCGCGGAGAGTCTCGGACCGGCGTGGGCTTCGGTTATGCACCGGGCTACGGAGATACAGAACGCATATGGGAAGCAAGAGCTCGACGAAGACGCGCTTATCCGGACTATCTTCGAGCCGCCGGAGCAACGCGATCCCCTTGCACTTTGGACCGTTGCCGAGAAAGCGGCGGCGTTCGTGTCTTCGAAAGAAGTTCTCCGTCTTGCGGGCTACACGCCGGATCGGATAGAAGAGATTATCGCGGAGATGGACTCGGAGAAGGCGGAGAGCCGCTCGCTCATGGAGTCCGCGTTCGGGCGTCCGGCGGATCTCGAAGAGCTTCTTCGTCTCTCGGGTCAATCGCTCACGGACGCAAGCACTCCGGAGAATGAGCCCGCAGAACTAACGGCGTAAGCCCGTGGTACTGCAAGCGGTCCCGTCTCCGGCTCCTATCGGCAACATTACGAAGGTAGCGAATGTCTACCGGGCGCGGCTCGATGATATCTATTCGGCTGCGGCGAAGTCGCAAGCGCTCCGATACAACACCATCATGGTGCAACTCGGCGGGGAGATAGATAAGCTCACCGCGAAGATAGCGGCGCGGACAGCTGCCGGAGAAGTCGTACCGGTCAACTGGTTGCATAAGCAGAGCGCTTACCGGACGCTCATCATCCAGACACGGACAGAGTTCGCGAAGTTCGCGAAAGAGACTGGCGTAGAGATCTCGGCGTACGCGAAGCAGAGCGTAGAGCTCGCGCAGCAATCCGCCGTGGCGATGATTGAAGCGGGGCTTCCGGGCTCTACGAACCTTTACGGCGGGTTTCATACGCTCCCGAGCAACGCCGTAGAGCAACTCGCGGGGACGTTCACGGACGCACCGGGGCACGTCTCGCCGTTGAACTTGATTCTGGACCGAATCGGACCGGCTGCGGCGGTTATCACGGAGACCACGCTAACGGACGGTATCGTTCGTGGCTTGCATCCGGACGAGATAGGGAAGAAGCTCCGGGACGCTTTGCAGATCCCGCTATGGCGGGGGCAGCTGATAGCGCGTACGGAGATGTATCGTAGCTACCGGGAAGCGAATCGGGCGGTCTTTCACGAGAACGCGGACGTAGTAGATAAGTGGGTCTGGTGCGCTCATCCGGGCAGCCGGACTTGCGCGGCGTGTCTCGCGATGGACGGGACGGAATACCCGACGGACGAGCCTATGGGCTCTCATCCGAATTGTCGTTGTACGTGCATTCCGAAGACGAAGACGTGGGCAGAGCTCGGGTATCCGGAGATTCCCGATACGCCGGTCTTGCCGCCGAAGGGACGGGGCGAAGAAGCGCTCCGGAATATGTCCGAGAAAGACCAGATAGCGGCGTTCGGGAACCGCAAGCTCTGGAAGGGCTGGAAAGACGGTGAGTATGAGCTCCAAGACGTAGTACGGACTACGAATAACGATCTCTGGGGTGTCAATCGGACGCTACACGGGCACGACGGGGCACTCCGGCAAGCGCAGATGAGGAAGGCAGCCGAAAGACGTTCCGGCAGCTCGGGTGGATCGGGTAGCGCTCCGAAAGCGGTACGCTCGAAGCGTACGTGGCACGAGAAGACACGGGACCGCATCGCCGAAGGGGTAAACACCGAAGAAGACGCTCGCGAAGTCGGGAAGCTCATCCGGACGGAGCTGGAGAAGCCCGCGAAGGTCTCGAAGAAAGAGCTCGCTACCCGCATAAAGAAGCGGGAGACGGAGATAGAGAAGCTCCGAGCCGAGCGCGGGGATCTCATGCTCACGCGCCAGAATCTGATTCCGGGCACCGGCGAGCATAAGCGCATAACGAAAGAGCTCGACGATAAGTTGAACCGCATCTTTACGCTCGAAGACGAGAACGTAGCCGATAGAGACGGCTCGGCTCCGATTACGCCGGACAGTATCAAGAAGGCGCTCGAATCGGTTCGTCCGGGCTACGGGAAGGGCGATACTTCGAAGCTGCAATTCGCCGCGGGGAGCCAGACGAAGTCGAAAGAGCATATCGAAGCGGCTTGTGGCTATCTCCCGCAAGAGTGGGTAGAAGGTTACGCGAAGATTCCGTTCAAGACGAAGGGCGTCTCTCGGGGCTACTTCCGGGGTCCGTACGGGAACGAGCCGGTCCACGTCTACCTAAGCGGGCAGACGAGCAACGATTCGATAAGTACGGCTATCCACGAGCTTACGCACTTTCGGGAGCGAACGAAGGTCGGCTTTACAGACGTAGAGCGGGCCTTCTATAAGCGGCGGACAGCCGGAGAGACGAACCGCTGGATGGGTCCGGGCTATAGCCAGAATGAAGTGACGAAGAAAGATAAGTTCTTCGAGCCGTATTGCGGCAAAGACTACGGACGGGACTCTTTCGAGATTGCCACAATGGGCGTTCAATACCTTATGAGTCCGGGGACGAAGATTCCCCCGGCGTTGCTCGCAGACACGGACTACGTGGATCTTATTCTCGGCTTGCTCGCCGCTTTGTAGCTAGGAAGGTACGTCTTATGTTTCATGTATCGGGATCTCCGCGGAATCTGCCGGGAGTCTCGGCGCAGCTCACGTGGGACGGCGGAGCCATCTCGGGCTTTCCCGAAGGGGTAGCCGAAGAGTTTCTCGTGGGGGTAGCGCGGCTCGAAGGGCAGCAAGTCGGGCCGTTCGAAGGTCCGTACACCTATTCGAACCATCTCCGCTCGGGTATCTCCGCGGCGGTACTTCTTACCGGCTTCTTCGAGCCCGAGAGCGTGCAATCGTGGGGCGACATACCCGAGCGGGATCCGCTTCCGGCGGACGCTATCGGATGAGCGCGGGACTCTGCGAACACTGTCCGCGGGACGAAGACGAAGAGCTCTCGGGCTTCTGCCCGGTATGCGCGGGGACGGACTAGGGTATACAAGTTAGTTGACAGCTTCCCGAATCCGTGTATAATAAGTGCATACCCGGAACGGACCGGGACGCTCACTCGAAAGGCTCTCTCAGATGACCAGCAAGTACACCTTCTCCACCTTTATCACCGGCACGCGCAACGGCAACAAGCTGGAAGTTCGAATCTGTTCGGACGCGAAGACTCGCGTAGTGCTCACGACCGAGACCGGCAAAGAGATCGTTATGCGGACACGGTGGGGAGCCGGGGACGGTGGATTTATGAAGGCGGTTGAAGACTTCGGCCATCTCGCGGACGCGAAGGCTCCCGAGATGACCGAAGCCGAGCTCCGGATGGACCAGCACCTTCACACGTACACGATGGACCTTCGCACCGGAGAGATGACTCGGGCGGCGTAAGCCGCTCCCGCGGTAAGCTGCCGGGAGACCGGCAGCTTTGCCGCTGGAAGGGAGAAGCGAAGAGATGCCTAAGCACGTCGGACCACTCGGGCGCAACGAGACCGAATGCGCTCGGAAGACTCAATTCCCTACGTACTCGGCGGCGCAGCATAACGCCGAGCGGCTCAATCACAAGACCGGGGACGTCGTACACGTTTACAAGTGCGCTTGCTGCGGAAAGTGGCACGTAGGCGGCTTCAACACCGCGAACCGGAAGAAGCGGCTCTTCTACAAACGTCCCACGGAGCCCGAGCGGACCGTAGATGGTGAGCTCGCGTACTACGATCTCGATATCGGGACGCGCATATGCTAAGATGTTTCTACGGGTGTTCCTAGCGCTCGGATCGAAAGCCCGCGGCTTTGCAGAGCCCGCGGGCTTTCCCCTATTCGGACTCGTAAAGGATCCAGCATGGTCTCTTCTTCTCTGCGCTCATTCTCTACGGCGCTTGCTACGCTCGCGCTCGTAATCGTTATCCCGTTCGTGCTCTACGGTAGCTACCGGGCGCTTCAAGCTCCGGAGACGCAAGCCGAAGGCAACGGCTGGCAGATTACCCGCGGCTTGCTCGATTCCCCGGAGTCTGTCGCAACGATGGAGAGCTTTCTCGGGTCACTCTCGGCAGACTGCAAGGTAGACGCCGAAGTCGTAGAGCTCGCGAACCAGATAGTCTTCGTCTACGCTTGCCCGTAGCGGGAAGCACGGAGTAAAGTACGGACGGAGACGAACCGGAGAAAGAGACGGGCGAAAGCTCGTCTCTTTCTTTGCGTCCGGGAAGGTACGTCTTACTCGTGCTATCATCCGACTAGGCCACCGGAGCCGCTATCCGGGTAACATCTCAGCATGGAGTAACGCAATGACTCTCGGACCGGACCGCCGGACTATTGCTCGCTGGCTTTCGGAGCCGCTTTATCAGACGGACGCAGCCGCTACCGGCGGCGCTTCGGGTGAAAGCGGAGCCGATACGCAAGAAGAGCCGAAGCCCGGAGCCGCAGCCACCGACGCGAAGAAGACAGCAACCGGAGACGATCCGGAAGCTATCGCAATCGAGCACGGGGGCAAGCGGTACGTCTTGCAGTCTCACGTGGATTCGGTAGCGTCTAAGGCGCGAACCGAAGGGCGCGAAGCGGGCAAGAAGGAAGTCTCGGACGAGCTAGAGCGGAAGGCAGCCGAAGAGTCCGGCAACTGGAAGAAGCTCTACGAAGACGAAGCGGCGAAGCGCGAAGCTGCCGAGCTCGAAGCGAAGACGGAGAGACTCTCCGCTCTTCGAACGAAGATCGGCGCGAAGCACTCGCTCCCGGAAGCTATCGTGGAACTCTTGAAGGGTGACGACGAAGCGGCGCTCGAAGCTCACGCGAAAGAGCTTGCGAAAGTGCTACCAAAGACCGAAGACGAGAAGAAGCCCCCTAAGAAGGCTCCGAGCACGGAGAACGGGGCGGGCAATCGAGTTCGGGGCGCAGAAGGGGATCCCGGAGACGGAGAGACTCCCGAAGCGGCGAAGCGAAAGACTGGACGGCGCTTCGCGTTCCAAAGTCCGGGAGATGTTGAGTGGTAGTACGGGCTTTAGTCCCGTAAAGGCAAAGTAATGACGCAGATTGCACGAAAGACGGGAGCGAACGTCCCCACGCTCATCTCCCCGCCGGGGTACGAAGTTATCTCGGAAGTCGGCACCGCTACGGAGACCATCGCTCGCGGGCAGCTTTGCGTACTCGGCGCATCCGGATGGAGCAAGGCTCCTACATCCGCGAAGGTCGGGCACGGCATCGCCGCGAAAGACTACGTAGCGAATCAGAAGAATTGCGAGTTCATTGTGGACGGCGAGATCGCCGGATACGAACTCTCGGGCGGCGCGGCGCTTACGCCGGGAGCCGATATCTACCCGAGCGCATCTACGGCGGGCGGGCTCGCTCCAGATGTGGTCGTCTGGTGTAACGCCGGGACTACTCCGGCGGTC